GGAATTGCAGGCGGTGCATAACTGCCAAACAATCTATGGAGCCACAACCGTGGCGGCGCACCAGAACGAGGGCAAAGGTAAAGCAATGAAGCAGCACGACTTTATGACCGTGTGGGCCTGTGAGCCATGCCATACGTGGTATGACCAGTCAGGCGCACCATTGGCAGAAAAGCGAAGGGCTTTTAATGCTGCCCATGATCGACAAAAGGCAGAATGGCGCAAGATAAAGGAAAGCTACAACAGCAAGGAAAAAGATCAAAAGGCCGCTAGGTGGGCGCTGGATAATTTGGAATAAAAGAGTTAAAATATAAACAACTTACGAATTGGTCTACGGGTTGCAATTCCCTCCTGCCAAGTTGAGCGTGCAGCCGGGGGCGCGTATATCGTAAGACCCCGGCAACTTTATCAACATTAAAGGTAGTTAAATGAGCGATTATCAAAATATTGAAGCTATAAAAGAAAAGGGTATCCAAAAAATGGAGGCCCCGCAACTTCGCAAGATTCACCCGTTAGACTTTCCAATAGAGATATTTTTAGCAGACTTGTCTACAAGAGCCGCAAACGTCATACGATTGGAGCTTGGCAGTTTTGACCGTTCGGCAGGTACTGGAATGTACGACATTGAGCCGCCCTATACAGTCCGGCATTTATGCATGTATAGCCGCAGTGAGATGCGTAAATGGCCTAATTTTGGTAAAAAATGCCTTAATGAAGTTGAGGAACATTTAAGGGCTAGAGGACTGCAATTGTGGCAAAACCACGACGAGCGTTCTTTGAGATTGCTGCGAGAGCATAAGGAATACTTCTAAATGAGGCCAGTAGGCAAACGAATAATTGCAGCAATGGAAATACTAGACCGCGAAGGCCCAAGCCAATACAGCCACGTAGCCATGCATATGGGCATACTAGACCCGACAAACACGTCTACATATCTGCGAAGGGCTGTAAAGCTAGGGCTTGCCACTGTGGACAATAGCGGAGATCGCAGGATTTACACAAGTGCGCCTGATTGGCAAAACAAGATACACAAGAGCGCAGCAGTCAGGCCAGTAAGAAAACCGAAACCGCCAAAATGCATAATAAATAGTGTTTGGGCGCTTGGAATTAGTGCTACAATGTAGGCTGATGGTTAAGCAAATAAACTGCGTAGCGGGATATTTGTAGGATTGGGAATGCCCGGTCGCCATCATGACCACCCCGGCAAAGTAGCGGGGGCTATCATCAAAGCGGCGGCGTTGAAGGAAACGCTACAGACTGTGGTAATGCGTTATTGACTACAGCAGGTAAGGCATAAAAAGCAAGCTAGCTACTTGCAGAGCTAAAGTGTGATAACGATGATGCACTTTACTCATGCCGCTTTAGCAGGTATCAAGCCCTGCCCGCTTTCATGATAGTGAGGGCTATGAATACCCCGCAAGGCCGTTATTCACCCAACAACGTGAGGCATATTACTAGGAAGGGCGGCGGTGCACCAAAACCCGGAAAGTCGAGATATATGCGTCCAGCGGTATAGTGCTGGCGCTATCAGCTTATGAGTAGAGATTGGTTGAAAGTGATGATTGCGCGGCCATGCTTGAGCCGGTAAACGCATAGCTAGTAAGTAGTCTCTACCCATAAGCTGGAATGCGCAGGCTGATGCGCACATTGCGGCGCTGTGACCCACTAGGCCCGCTGAAATAGTACGAGAGAGTCAATGCCAGAGATCAGCACTGGCCCAGCTTAATCAACAAAGAAGCAATATGCGAAGAAAACAGTGGATAAGCGGTCTAAGACTATGTGTTGCTGGAATGTCGAAGCATTTTAAGAAAAACCGCAAACGAATAAATATAGACGCGATATGGCTAGACAGTAGACAATATAAGCGCTTTAGAAGAGCGGAGGCGGTTGCCCATAGCACAATCCATGCCTATAATTGACTATCACGGAAAACCCGAGGTATGACATGGAAAAACAAACGAAACGAAAACCATCAGGCGCGGCTGCATTAGGTGCAGGCCCGGGAAGGCCCAAGGGCATACCTAATAAGGCCACCACTGCGTTTAGAGAGACTGTTACTAGGTTGCTAGAGGGTAACAGTGAAAACGTCGCTATATGGCTAGATCAAGTTGCTACAGGTGGGGGTGACCCAGATAAGGCAGACCCAGCTAAAGCACTAGACCTATTGGCAAAGCTGGCAGAGTTTGCAGCGCCTAAGCTATCCCGCGCAGAGGTAGCAGGCGACCCAGATGCACCGATTAAGACGGTGATTGAGTGGCAACCATAGGTTAAAATATAGGGGTGGATAGCTCGACGGAGCGAAAAGCGGATTGAATCCCCGCCTGCCACATCTTTCTGGATTCATTCATGGAGATTCACATGGAAGATTGGAAGCCAATCAAAGGGCATGAAAACCACGAAATAAGCAGCCTTGGTAGAGTCAGATCAAAAGATTCTGTTTCTATAATTCGGTCTAGATGGGGTCAGCTTTGCGAAAGAAAAAAATCAGGCAAAATTTTGTCTACATACAAAGCTGGAAGTTATTTGGGGATAAGGTTTTTGTTTCGCGGCAAAAACTACTACATCCATAGGTTGGTTGTGGAATCCTTCATAGGTGAAATTGGCGACATGTGCGTTAATCACAAAGATGGAAACAAACACAATAACGAATTGAGCAACTTGGAGATAGTCACTAGATCGCAAAATCTACTGCATTCAACCTACGTACTAGGCAAAACAAAAGGCCAGTTCAAAAAGAAAAATGCAAGTTAAAAGGATAATTATTGGCTATAAGCCCCGAGGCGCGTTTGTAGACTTTCACAATAGGCGCACTCGCTGGGCGTGCCTTGTGGCCCATAGGCGTGCTGGCAAAACAGTTGCCTGCATCAATGACCTGATAAAACGGGCATATACAGACGGAAAAGAAAACGGGCGCTATGCTTACATTGCCCCATATCACTCGCAAGCAAAATCAATCGCATGGGATTACCTGCTTAGATACACTGCTGATGTGCGTACTACCGCGAACGCTTCAGAGTTGTGGGTTGAACTGTTCAATGGCGCAAGAATTCGGCTATTTGGCGCAGATAACCCTGACGCACTGCGAGGAATGTACCTAGATGGGGTGATACTGGACGAAGTGGCAGACATGCGCCCCCGTGTATGGGGTGAAATCATCCGGCCCTTACTTGCTGACCGTGGGGGCTGGGCTGTATTCATTGGCACACCAAAGGGGCATAACTTCTTTTACGACATTTGGAAAACTGCTAACGCTTCTGATAACTGGTTTGCAACATCCATAAGGGCCAGCACCTCCGGCCTGATTAGCCCTGACGAACTGAAAGATGCCAGCCAAGGCATGAGCGATGACCAGTATGAGCAAGAGTTTGAGTGCTCATTTGAGGCCGCTATTCTTGGAGCGTACTACGGCAAAGAGTTGCGAGTATTGGAAGAACAAGGGCGCGTCACTGAGGTGGACTACGACCCGAAACTTCCAGTCTTTACAGCATGGGACTTGGGCTATCACGACGACACGGCGATATGGTTCTATCAAGTCACGCCAACTGAGATTCACTGTATTGATTATTACAGCGGCTCAGGGCTATCTATTGATGACTACGCCAGCGCGGTATTGTCAAAACCTTATAAGTACGAGCGCCACTGGTTGCCACATGATGCAAGGGCAAAAACTCTGGCTAGTGGGGGAAAATCTATTATTGAGCAGCTAGGCAAGCATTTAACCGTGGCAAAAATGGCAATAGTTCCAAGCCTGTCGGTACAAGATGGTATCCAAGCCGCCAGAGCTATGCTGCCCCGTGTGTGGTTTGATAAGGAAAGAACCGAGGAAGCGGTAGAGCTATTAAAGCAATATCAGCGCGAATGGGATGACGATAAAAAGGCGTTTAGAGATAAACCACGCCATGATTTTACTAGCCACTGCGCAGACGGTTTTCGCATGATGGCTATAGCGTGGCGTGAAAACAAGCCAAAAGAACCAGAAAAACCCGCAGAATTTGCCATAAAAGGGCAAAATGGGCGCATAATCACGCAAAGTTTAGATAAACTATGGGCTGAAACACCTACAAAGCGCGAGAGGTTTTAGATGAGATCAGTACATAATCGTTGCGTTAGTGGATTGGAATTGCATTACATGGGAATGCAGGGAATGTTTAAGAGTGCCACGCTATACATCAATACGGATGCAAAAATCCTAAGCAACAAGCAATTCAAGCGGTTTTGCAGACTTAAAAAACAATTTCAATCCAAAAAGCGCGCAGGAATCATCCCATGATTGACAAAGAAGAAATAAACCCTATAGACGAACATCGTCGCTGGACGCAAGAGCTAAAACTTGCAGCGGAGGAGGATAAAAAGTGGTTAAAGCGCGGGGATAAGATCGTTAAGCGCTACCGCGACGAGCGCCAAGGGTGGAGCGACACGGGCAAACGCTACAACATTCTCTGGGCAAACATTCAAACCATGCTGCCTGCACTGTACGGGCGTACACCACGCGCACAAGTAGAGAGACGCTGGAAAGATAAAGACCCAGTGGGACGCACTGCGGCGGTTATCCTTGAGCGCGCACTGCAATACGAGATTGACCATTATGGAGATTTTGACAACACCAACAAACACGCAGTATTAGACCGATTATTGCCCGGTCGTGGCACTGCATGGGTGCGATTTGAAACCAAGGAAGTGGCAGAGGCAGAAGTAATTGAAGAGCCTACTGAGGATGTGATGGGCGAACAGCCTGACATGACCTATGAATGCACCCCTACTGATTACGTATTTTGGAAAGATTTTCGCTGCTCCCCGGCTCGCACATGGGATGAGGTTACATGGGTAGCACGCCGCATTTACATGACACGCGCCGATGGCGTTAAGCGTTTCGGTGATGATTTCAAAGAAGTACCCCTAGCCCATGAGCCTATCGGACTGGATGACCTGAGCAAAGCAGGCGCAAGCCAGGCCGAGCAGGAAAGCCTAAAGAAGGCGATTGTTTGGGAAATATGGAGCAAGGGCGATAAGCGGGTTTACTGGGTAGCAGAAGGCCACAACAAGCTATTGGACAGCAAGGAAGACCCATACGGATTAGATAACTTCTGGCCTTGCCCTAAGCCTCTGTTCGCTACCCAGACCACAGATACCCTAGTACCTGTACCTGACTACGCGCTCTATCAAGACCAAGCCGAAGAAATCGATATGCTTACGCAGCGTATTGGTAACTTAGCCGAAGCTCTAAAGGTGGTAGGTGTTTACGATGCAAGCCAGCCAGCTATCGCACGAATGCTGAATGAGGGCGTAAATAATACCCTGATTGGCGTAGATTCTTGGGCTGCTTTTGGTGAAAAAGGCGGCTTAAAAGGCACAATTGATTTCTTGCCGCTTGACCAAGTGGTAAACGCCCTTAATCACTGTTACACAGCGCGGGAGCAAGCGAAGCAGGTAGTTTACGAGGTTACTGGACTGTCAGACATTATTCGAGGCGCGTCTATGGCCTCCGAGACTGCCACAGCCCAACAGATTAAAAGCCAATATGCAAGCCTTCGCCTAAAACGGATGCAAACCGAAGTGGCGCAATTTTGCTCAGATTTGCTACGCATCAAAGCACAAATGATGTGCGACCTGTACAGCCCTGAGAGCCTAATTGAAATGTCGGGCATTATGGGGACGGACGACGCGCAATACGCAGAAAAGGCTATTGCACTGATTAAACAGGAGCCAAGCCGTTCATTCCGCATTGAAGTTGCCGCTGATTCTCTGGTAGAGATGGACGAAATCGGAGAAAAGCAAAGCCGCACCGAGTTTATGACTGCTTTCGGTACTGTCTTGCGCGATGCAGTGCCTATGGTGCAAGCTGCCCCTGAGATGGGCGCATTAGTGGGCGAAGTGCTGCAATTTGTAGTTCGCACGTTTAAGGGTGGGCGACAGCTTGAGAATGTGCTGGAAACAACCATTGCCAAGATGAACGAGCCTAAACCCCCCGCCCCGCCACAGCCAGACCCTGAGCAGATGAAAGCCGAAGCCATGATGCAGGTTGAACAGGGCAAGATGCAGCTAGAACAGGCAAAAATACAAACTCAGGGGCAGATTGAGCAATTTAAGGCTGAACAGGCTAAAGAACTGGAGCAAATGCGTCAAGAATACGAATTGGCTAGAGAGCAAGTCAGACAAGAAGCCGAGACGCAACGCTTGCAAATGAAAGCCCAGATTGAGGCAGACACTAAGCTACAAATTGCCGAAATGCAGTCCAGTTTATCTGAAAAGCAAGCCGTATCAGTCGAAATTGCTGGTGAGGAAAAACTAAGTAAAATAGGTGAGCAAGTAAAACAAATGGCTGACATGCAACAAAGTGCAGTATTGCAAGCCGTCGAAATGCTTGCCGAATCCGTTGGCAAGATGAACAAACCTAGACGCAAGTTGCTGCAACGCGGCGAAGATGGTAGAGCAATTGGCGTGATTGAAATTGAGGAAGATTGATGCCTAACGCAATTTACCCAAAGTATAAAGAAGCACTATTACAACATGCGGATAACTCTTCGCTGACTGGAACCGTTAGAGTGGCGTTAGTAGATACTGGTGTTTATACCTACAGCGCAGCCCACGAGTTTCTAACAAGTTTGACGGGTGTGGTCGGAACCGCGCAAACGGTAGGCTCCAAGACGTTCACTGATGGCGTGTTTGGCGGCGCAAACGTGACGTATACCGCAGCGACCGGAAACAGCGCAGAGGCACTGGTTTTTTATATCGACACTGGAACGGCGGCAACATCGAGACTGGTTTCTTACATCGACAATGGTTTTAGTGGACTTCCCGTTACACCTAACGGCGGCGATATTACGCTTTCATTCAACGCTTCCGGTATTTTTGCACTATAAGGGAAAAAAATGGCTAATAACGTAATTTTGCCCGGTACTGGTCAGCCAATAGCTACCGATGACATAGGTACAGCACCGAATAACTCACACTACCAGCGCATAAAAATCACTGATGGCTTAGAAGAATCTACCGTACCTGCGAGAGTAAAAGCGACAAACGCAGACGTTACCGACGCTGGCATTGTTGTTCGTCCGACACCCCAAGACACATGGTCAGTGAGTTTTACGCAAGTAAGTGCCTCGCAATTCAATAGCCCGGAAATGACGCAGCGCAGGCTCGGTGCTGGCATGGGTGTTTCGCAATCGGCAGGTAATCTGGTAGTGACGACAGGAACAACGGCAAACAGTGAATTTTTAGCACGCTCTACCGTTACATTTAACGGCGCACTTATTGAGCGACACCAGACTATATTGAGCCAGCGTATTGCCAACAACAACTTCGCGGTATTACTGGCTGACCGTATTGCTGAAGGTGCGTCGTGTACGATTAACAGCGCTACAAGCATCACGGTAACAGTGACGGCGCACGGTTTCACTACGGCGAATGTTGGCCAGTCTATGAATGTTGGCGCTATTAACGGCGCGAACGGAGTGCCGGGTAGGTACGCCATTGCCTCAATTCCGTCAGTCAATACCATTACTTTCACCGTCGCTGGCTGGCCTGCCTCTGGTTCATGCACGGTTGACCTATTTGGCTGGAACTATGTACGGTGGTTGTATTCAGGCACGACTGCCACTGCCGCTGCAATTGATGCTCAGAGATATGGTTGGAACAGCGGCGACACGACAGCGACAATCAATACAACCGCTTCGCCGGGTCACATGGCGCAGACGGCAATTGACGGTCGAAATATCTATTTTTCCGATACGTTGGTGGCTTCAAGCACCACGCCTGCGGTAGCGGTACGTGGTCACAGATACGTGAATATTCCCGATGATGAAATCGAGTTATTTATGTACTTATGGGCGTTCAACGGTTCAACTGCTCCAGCTAGTACGACAACATGGACAGTGGGCTTTGTAGCGGTTGAAGATGTTGTAAATACACCTGTTTACTTAGCGGGAATTCGACAGCAAGGGTTTTCATCCCCGCTTCCCGTAGTGTTTCCGACAGCGCAGCCGGTAAGTGGCACGTTTTGGCAGGCCACGCAGCCGGTCTCGTTGGCAACTAATACACCAACACTAGCGGCAGGCACAAACTTAGCTGCTGACTTTGGTGTTCAATACCGCGCCAGTGCGACAGGCGCAGGTACTTTAACTAATGTGAACTGTCCAGCCACACCTGTAGCACAACAGTTAAAAGGAACGGCTGGACGTTTAATAGGCATAGTTTTAACAAACACTTCAACATCAGATAGATGGCTGAAACTTTTTAATGCTACTTCCGCATCCGTCACACCTGGTACTACTTCGGCATTGTCTCAAGTCGGCATTAAAGCGGGGCAAACTATTAAATTTACGTTCGAAGGTGGCGCAGCATTCTCCACTGCAATAACAATAATGATTACAGGCGGTCAAGGGCTGACAAATAACACGGGGGTGACGTTAGGTGACGTTACCGGATTTGCAATTTTTGCATGAGGAATATATGAAACTTGAATTTTTAATTGATATGTGTAAAAAGCGGTTGAATCATTTGACCGTGCAGCGTGCATCTGCTTCGGAAATTGGCGACATTAGCCAGATCGAACGTATTGACGCAGAAATTACAAGCACACAAACAACATTAAATCAACTTACTAGCCTGATTTAATGCTGCTGCTGTTTTTCCAGCCGACTACTCAAACCTTAACGCAAACCGCAAGGTTTAACAATGCCCAGACTTTTTATGGTGGCACTGTTACGCAGACAGTAACGCAAACCGTCCGCTTAAACAATACGCAGATATTCTATGGCGGCACGGTCAATGGTGAAGAGCAGACTACCGGAGGCTATTATTACGAGTTTTGGCGTAAAAAATGGGCAAAACAGTGGGAAACCAATCT